GTTACACCAAGTGTTCCGCCTAAAGTAGTATTACCATCAACATTTAACGTAGTATCAAAATCAACTGCAACTTTAGAATTTAATGTTGTTCCAGTTAATGTAGCAGTTAGAACACCAGCATTATAGAAACTAAATGTATCTTCGTCGGAACCAGCCGAAGTTTCTGTGAGCAAATATGTATCTTGGTCAACATCTTTTACACCGCCAAGAGAACCCCATGCTCCACCTGGACCATAACCTTCAAAGCTTGAAATTGTTGCGTTATAGCGAACCATACCATCAGCAGGAGTTCCTGGACGTTCCGCAGTAGTACCAGCAGGTAATGTCCAATGACTTGTCCCAGTAGCATTTAGTTGGTCAAGACCATCAAAGGTAGTTTCAGTATCACCAACTTGTAGAGGAGTAGAACCAATTGTAAGATCTGATGTAACCCAGTTTGGAGCAGTAGAAGCACCGGTAGATCTTAAAATATAACCAGATTGACCAGGAGCAATAAAGCCAGTATTATCTTCGGAAACCTGATAAACTAGATAACCAGAAGAACCACCTTCAATGTTTGTAGCAGTAGTAGCAACTGTAGAGGTACCAACAGTAAGAGCAGAAGCATTTACCCAAGTAGGAGCATTTGTTCCGCCCGAGGTAAGAACTTGACCAGATGCGCCGACAGAGGAAATGCCCATTGCGTCTGAAGTCGAATAAACAATACCACCAGCGGCTGCCGTTAACGCAGCACCAGTACCACCATAGGCAAGATCAATAATACCACCTTCCCAAGTTGATCCAGTACTTAATACTTTATTTAAAAGCGTTTGACTAGCAGTGGTAGTAGCAACAATTGCACCACCGCCAGCAGTGGATCCATCGTGGAGCCTTAGTGTTTCAATTTCTGTATCATATGTAATCTCACCGATGGCTCCCGTAAACGCATTATTTTGCGTTGTGGTGCCTCGTCTAAACTGTACCTGAGTTGCCATTATTTTTCCTCTAAATCTTTATTCTATTTATGCTTGCGCTTCTGACCAGAATAAGTTTAAGTTAACATCTGCACTACTAGATGATAAATTATTTACAACAATTGCTAAAACATCAGGTCCATCAGGGAAGTTATTATAACCACCAATTGCTGAGTTTGATAATTCTTTCAAGTTTGAAAGGTCAATTTCAGAAAAACCATTAGGTTGTCCTAGTGTAGCAAAAATCTGTTCACCTGGAGTAGCTGTTGTAGAACTGCTGGTTGAAATTTGAGCAAATGAAGGCTGAGATCCTAATGCAACGGTATTAACTGATTGCCATGTAAGAGTGCCTGAATTAATATTACCTGGATTTAAAATGCCGTAAACTTGTACAGCTTGTGAAGATTGAACTTGTAATTTTTGTAGAAGCATTGATGACCTGTTTAGCAAATCACGTTCTCCTAGATTACCAGCAATAGAGTTACTTACCGCTGGAGCCAATCTCACAAAGAACACCGAAGCATCACCTCCTGCAGGAATAGTATTATTCAATGACGAATAGTTAAAATAATATCCGCGGTCTGTATCAAAACCACCATCCATAATATATGATGAACCCCAGTGGTTCAATGTCGGAGATGCCGTACATGAAACAAGTATTACTGCAGTATTTCCATTACCTACGGCATGGGAAGCTGCACTTCCACCCGTGAAGTCTTTATTAGTACCACCAATAAACATTGTAAATGTTGCGCCTCTTGTACAACCAGTTAGTGTATTTTGAGATTTACCAGTGTAATTAATACATTCATTCTCAATTAGAACAGTACCAGAAGTTGGGAATCTAGAAGCATCACTTAATGGAATACTTGTTGCCGAAGCTGAGATCGTAGATGCTAGTGAATCAATTGCAGATTCATTAACAGATTGGTAACGAACTGCTGTGTTACCAGAACGCATATATGCTTCATCATTAATGTTATTTTGTTTTGCTCTATGAGCAAGAATCATGTTACCATCTGGTCCACGACACATAAAGTCAATAAAGCCAGCACCATACCATGAGAATGAAATTCCTAGCATTTGCATTTTATTTAGATTTAAGTTATATCCTGAAATGCCAGTTCCATCGAGTTTATCAATATTAAATTCAGATTGTTTTACTCTATGATCTACAACTGCTGCCATTTTAATACCAGATGAATTATTCACACCACGATATTCTGGGTTAATTGTTAGATTATTATCATTTGTAATAGTACCAACTTTGTAAGTCATACCACGAATAACAACATCATCACCAACCTTTAGTTGTTGTGTAAACCTACAATTGGTACCTGTTACTGATTGAGATCCCGATTGTACATCAATAAATCCAGATAATTGGAACGTTGATGCCCGTCTTACAACAGAAAGTTCTTGGCCGTCAAATTCCCAGAATAAACCGTTTTGATCATCGAATGGTCCAACACGCACAGATGCGCCGTGCCACTTCTTAATAGTTACTCGCGGCTTAGTTGTAATAACAGCGTCGGTACTTCCAAGAGTGGCAGATGCTACAATAGTAAATGCATTTTCTGAAGTAATTGTATTTACACCATATGAACCATTATAACCTTCGGTGACTACGCCATCAATAGTAACTTCTGATCCAACTTGAAGACCATGATCTAACTCAGTTGAAACTGTAATTGCAGATCCAGGAGTTGTGCCATCCGCTGAAATTTGATCAAGATTAAGAACTGGATTAAGAGATACACCTGATGTCCAAAGAACACCTTTACCAGATTGGTATCTCATATATTTTTTAGTTTGTCTTGAAATAGAGGCACCATGAGATGGAACAAAGTTTCCTAGTTGAACACCACCATCAAATGGCCTATGGAGAACAAAAGCGTCTGTTCTTAAGAAAATGTCTGAAGTAATAGTAGTACCATTATCGACATCACCACCAACTCGAGCAGTAAACTTAAATGTTGTTGGCGATGGAACTTGTTCGGCAAAGAAGTTACCAGTAACAAGATTATGCCGTGTACCAGCAGATGATACAATCGAAATAAGTGGAGCACCTGGAACAAGACCATGATTAGCAGAACATGTAACTGTAATTACTGATGGATTACCTCCATCAGAAGCAATTGAGGAAATTGGCAAAGATGCTCCAGTATAAAAACCGCCTCGTCTTGCATATGTAATGCCAGTTGCAACTGATAATCCATTAGTACCAACAATGCCTTTTGCGATAAACTTAAAGGTTGTTGAATCCGCTACTTCAGTAATAACAAAAGAACCTTCAGCTCGTGCATAATCTGATGTGTTACCTAATCCATAAATAAAGATTGGATCATTAACATTTAACTCGTGAGGAGCTGTTGTGGTAACAGTAATTTCTGAAGGAGATGCGCCATTAGAAACAACATCATCTAAGAACAAATCAAGACCAGGTTTTTCAAAAATACCTGGAATTCCTCTGATGTTAGCATAGTTTTGCCATTTAGTAGTTTGTAGGCCATATTCAAAGTCAGCATCAATCAATGAAGTTGGTTGTGATACTCTCATACGTTCAACAGCGTCAACACCAAACGCATATGGTCTAATAATATTACCTACTTGACGTGGTGCATCTGTATAAACCGCAATCTTATGGCTACTCAACATAGTTGAAGTATCTTTAGAAAGAGTTACTGTTGTCACACCGTCTTGTTCTGAGAAAAATGTATCATTATCGGCTGGATCATACGAAACTGTACCAGTACGTGTTGGATCACCAATCGCATAAATGTTTTCTTGCGTTGTTTTATTCGCAATAATTAAAAGTTGGGTTTCATCAACCTTTCCTGGAAATTTGACAGTTCCAAGTCCTGCAGCATTGGGAGCAAAGATATATTTTTCAACTAACTGGCGCGCCATATTATAGTAATCCTTTTAAAATCCGAAAATAATTGAATAACCAATATAATCGGCTTTCACCGATTGGTCAATATTTGATAGTGATACGATACCGTCAAGTTGCAATGAACCAAGGTCATATCTTAGTGTTGTGGTATCAGTTACTAATCCAAGATCTTCGTCGTCTTGAGCAGAAGCTGCTTCATAAACAAATCCTAAATCAGTTCTAGCTTGTGGAGCAAAGGCGGCAGAAGAAGTATTTTGACCATTATAAGAAATTTCAACTTGCCCGGCCGAGTTCGATACTTGAATTCCAGTGCCGCCTAAAATTCTATTAAGAGTAAATCCACCTGCATCGTTACCAATTGGAATTTGTCCTGAGCCAGGAGTAAACCCTTGGCCTAAGCCACCCTTTTCAGTAGGTAATGGATTGTTTGCATCGTATGCTTCTAATGAAACAATAGACGCAGTACCATTATCTTTCTTAAAAAATAGCTTACCGTCATATACGTTAAGGGCCAACTCCCCTTCAGCTAAATTAGCTGTTGTGGGAGTTGAACCTTGAGCAGTACTTCGTTTTAGCTTAATCGCTGTAGACATAATGTCTTAGACCTTTAATTAATATGATCCACCATCAACATTATTTATAGACACAGCTCCAGCCGCTACAGTAAAGTTAGTACTTACAAATGAAGCCACACCTTTTACTGCAGTTGTTGCAGTTGCTACTGCGTAATCAACAGCGCTATTAGCATCGTCATAAGATACCGTAATATTTGTTTGACCGCCCGCAGCAATTGCAGCGCCCATCGCATCTTGAGCAGCTTCAGTAAAGTCCGTAACTTGAGATGATGGAATTGCAATTGCTGTTGTACCAGCAGCTGTTAATCTACCTTGTGCATCTACAGTAAATGTTGAGATAGTAGTTGCGTTACCATAAGAACCTGCAGTAACTGCTGTATCATCAAGATCAAATGTTACTTGATCAGTACTAACAGTTGATGTAAGTCCGGTTCCACCAGTAAATGTTAAAGTATCTGATAGAAGATCTACTGTATTATTATTAGAACCATCTGTAATATCAAGAGCTGTTGCAACTGATACTGTAGAGGCTGCAGTAACACGACCTTTTGCGTCCACTGTGAATGTTGGAATATCTGTGGCTGAGCCATATGATCCAGCAGTAACACCAGATGCAGCTAAGGTTAAAGCAGCACTTACAGCAGCAGTACCATCAACACCCGAAAGTGTAGCTGTTGCGTCGCCCGTTAAGCTAAGGTTTCTTGCAGTTGCCCAAGCTGTGGCGGTATCAGCATTACCGGTTAAGTCACCAGTTACGTTGCCAGTCACATTGCCGGTTAAGTCACCAGTTACATTACCTGTTACGTTGCCAGTTACATTACCTGTAACATCACCTGTAATATCACCTGTAATGTCACCAGTTACGTTACCTGTTACGTTGCCAGTTAATGGACCAATAAATTCTGATGCAGTAAGTGTTGTGCTGCCCCAATTAGTACCATCAAACAATTGTGGAGAAAACGTATCATTAGTTTCATCCCACACGAAACGAGCATTTTCATCAGTGCCACGCTCAATTTCAAAACCACCATTTTGAGAGGCAGCACCTGTTTCATCAGAGTTCAATAGAAGGATTGAATCACCAATATCAACAGTATTTGAATTAACTGTAGTTGTTGTACCATTAACTGTTAGGTTACCTTGAACAACAACGTTACCAGATGCTGTCATTGTAGCAGCTGTAATATCATCTGAAGTAAGTGTACCATCAACTGTTACATCATTAAATGTAACATTAGCTGAGGTTGAAACATCTTGGCCAATAGTAATTGTAGGAGTAGCACTTTCACCAGCGGCACCAACTGTAACACCTGTACCTCCAACAAGTGATGCTACATAGTTACCAGTTGTATGAGTACCAAGATCTACTGAGTTAGCTTGTTGAGCAACAGTAATTGTCACATCACCAAGATCTGTCATTGTAGCAGAACCAGCTACATCACCTGCAATAGTAATTGTTGGATCCGCAACATTAAAGTTAATTGCGTCATTAGCATCGTCATAGGTTACAGTGATACCGCTTTGAGTACCACCTGCGATCATTGCACCAATATCATCTTGGATATATTCCAAGTTAACATTACTTTCAAGGTATGCCTTTGTGACAACATCTTGAGCATTTACTGGATCAGCAACACTTGTAATACGCTTGTTTGAAGCTACAATGTTACCAGTACCATTTGGTGCTAAGGTAAGATTACCATTTAGATCAGTTGTAGAAATAGTATTACCATTAAGCGTAATATTATCAACATTCAGAACGTCGATCTTATTATCTGCATCTGTGATAATTGCAGATGACGCAGTAAGTGTACCATTTGCATGATCTAGTTTATCAGTGAAGTATTGCCCACCAATAACTAAGTGAGAAGCAGCATCACCAGCTGTTTCTGCACCAATACCAATGTAAAGTCTTCCACCACCAGAAACGGCACCCGAGTCGGCGGCAGAGTAAGCGAGTTCGCCGTCACCAAGCGTACTAGGATCACCGGCTGTAGTAGAACGTTTAATTCTAATGATAGTTGACATTTAATTGCCTCTCCGTTATTATTATTATGAAGTTAGTACCTACCGCCATTTAGCGATGTACCATCTTGGATATCTTGTTTTGCAATCCATTTCTGTGTTGCTTCATCCCAAACTACCATTGCGCCCTGTTGCAATTGAGTAACATCAAGATCGTTTAAATCGTTTAACCTTTGTTTACCAAAGGTTGCGGATTCAACTCCTTTGAACTTACCAGTAGCTGCATCATATGTTAATACTTTACCATCTGCAATATCACCAAGATCTACGTCAGATAAATCTTGAATTCTACCAGCAGAACCTACAGCAATTGATTTTGCTTGAATCTCTTTTTTTGAACTAGTTCTAGCTGCGATTGCAGCAGTGTTTGCTCTATTTACTGTAGCTTTAATTGCCATTGTTATACCTTATGGTCTCGTAACTCTAGGTGTAATTTCTAGCTGTCCTTCTAATACTCTTGAAACAGTTGCAGACAATGATTCGATTTCAACATCATAAACATATCTACCGGCTTTCATATTACCAGTTTGAGTTGCTGATAAAGAAAGACCAATTCTGCCTGAAGAATCTTTTGTTGTAGTAAAATCAACAGCAGTAGAAGAATTATAAGATTTGCGAACTTGTGCACGGACTGTATATGTAGTGAGATCTAAAGCAGCGCCATCTGAACCAGTCACATCAATTGACGATTCAAAAGTTGATCCTTGATCTGCAGTAAGATTCGCATAAATTGCCATAATAGAAAACCTTTAGTTTGTTTAATCTATTTATAATTTTTTCAAATTGAGATTTATACAAGTATTTATAAGTTTTCTATGCATAAAAAAAGGGAACCCGAAGATTCCCCTTTAGTTTATTTAAATAATAATTATTCAGGTTCAACTGGCCAATTATCATTTTGTATGTCAAATGGCCATTCTGCGTGAGATGTAATATCTCTCAATTCTTGACGATGTGTTGTCCATTCTAACTTTTTAGATTCTGTTAGAGGGCTATCTGCTAATTGTGTCCAATCTGATAAAGACAAAAAGTTATTTCTTATAGTTCTGCATCTATCGATTTCATCATTTAAAATAATTTCATCTGCGCCATCTTTTTTTGTCGATGTCCATTTTAATTTCCAAACATTATCTTCTAATACAGCATTACTTGATAAAGTATAATGATTTAAATTTACATTAGGTTTATCTTCTTCAACTAATTCAACAACATCATACGTTGGATTAGTTATTTGATCTGCAGTATTTTGATATATTGCTGCAAGATCACTGTTTTTAATGGCAGTATTGGGATTTTCGTCTTTAAATTCTGCATTAGTGTATGGAAATATAACTACAGAATTATCTGCAGTATTTATTTTTGTAAAAGTTGCCATGTGTTTTCTCCGAAAAAGTATTAAAGGTTTGTGATAGTTTCGCTAGAGGCTTGGGTCACATTAGTTGATGGAAAAGCTCTTCCATCACCCCAAAGAACTCGAACCGCGCCTTGAGCAGCATATGAAGAGCCGCCCCAGCCTGGGAAACCACTAGAATGCCATGCGCTTCCACCAGCTCCACCATATTGACCTGCAGTTGTAGAACCACCGGTTGAAGAACTGCCACTACTACCGCCACCACCGCCGGAGCCTCCGCCGCCACCTCCTCGATCGGATCCGCCAGCCCCACTAGAACCTTCGCCAAAAAGTCCTACACCACCACCAGAACCATAATATCCACTTGTTCCCGCAACCGGCGCGCCACCGCCAGCACCGCCGCCAGAACCGCTTTGCGAAGGCTCGCCGCCAGATCCACTATATCCACCTGCGCCGCAACCACCACCAGACCAGCTGCTGGCCTGCGCATATTGGCCTCCATTACCACCGCTACTCCCATAAAGAGGAGTAGCAACATTTTTTTGCGCGGTGTCGTTGGTGGTACCTTGACCGCCCTCAGCTCCAACTAAAGTTCCAAATGTACTGTTTCCACCATTGCTCCCGGAACCCCACTGGCCACCAAAGCCACCAGCACTTCCAACAGTTACTGCTATCACGTCGCCAGGAGATACCTCTACATTATTTTTATAGCCTAGAGCTCCTCCAGCTGCAATACCAGAACTGTA